ATTATCGGTGTATCGGCGCACATGGGCAGCCGGGCAATTTTCGCTTTTGAATTGGCCGCTGACCGTGCATTTAGAAAATGGCTTGATGAAAAAAACCAGTTTGGAGAAAAATGAATATGTATAGATTAATGGGGCGCATTATTGAAACATTAGTCATATTAGTGCTGCTGGTTGTCCTGGTTTATATCTTGCTGTCTTCTTTTGAAGCGATGGCCGATGAAAAACCGCATTTATTCGCATCTGATCAGGTTTGCCAGGGTTATGCCGCAAAATCCACGCCTGATTTGGATCGTTGCTTAAAGTGCGTTCAGTTATCCGGGTTCTGGAATTTTGGCACTGTTCCAGTACATAACACCATTTTTTTTGTGCATGGTGTGCCTGTCAGCGATGAGTTACATACTATGGGTATCACTCAATCTATACCCGCTATGCTTGGACTCTGCACAAAAAAACTTGAAAAAGACTTTAACGCGCTGGGCGGCAATCCGCTCGGTTATCAATAAATTTCGATAACGGTTTTAACTGAAGTAGGACATCCATGAGCAAGATAAAACGAACATTAATAACCGGTGAAACAAGCGTGGTGATTGATTGCAATGGCGTTAAATATCCCGCTTCAGTCACTCTGAAATCTTCTGATGCAACGCGCAAAATTGAGTTTTCAACCAATGACGGGCTTGAATATTTCACCCCGCAAATCGATATAACTACTGCCACTATGCGTGTTGTGGCGGTTAACGCACCAATAACAAAGATCAGAGTAACCGGTGTTGTGGGTGACGTTCTGGCGGTGGCCTACTAACATGAGTTATCCAGTAGATTTGACTATCGGAACGGTAGTATCACCTGTTTATAACAGTGATGGAACACTGGCATCGGCCACTATTTCAGGTGTTGCTTATACGTTTACCTATGCAAACGGTAAGCTTGCAACTGTGGTCGGTGGCGGTGTCACGAAAACCTACACATGGTCGAACGGTAAGTTAGCGTCTGTGGTAATATCATGACGACCTATTACATCTCGAAAAATGGTAATAATGCCAATAGCGGGCTGTCATTGGCGCTCGCCAAGCGCACAATGTTTGATGCAGGTGCGAATTTAGGCGCTCTCGAAGCGGCAAGCAGCGGCGATACGATTCTTTTTGATGATGGCGTATATGTTGACTCAGAGATAGAAAGCTCGGCCGGCGTCGCATGTATTGTTACAGCAAAAGGTATAGCTATAGACTCGGTTAATCCCTATGGAGCAACTATTGCCTCATCATCTACAGGTGATTCAATCGTCAAAACATCTGGAAGTTTTTCTGGATTAACTCTGACTTTTGGAAAAATAACATTATCAGGTTATGGCGGGTACCTACCGCCTATCGGTATTAAATTTTCTCCAACAGCAACAGCCACTTTAGATTTGGGCGGTGTTGTTATTAATGCTGTATCGACTCGCAGCGTCTACCTATCGCAAGCCAATACGGTTACTGTTACGATCAGAGGTGATGGAGTCACAATTAATGATAGTCCTGCCGCTATCTATGCCCCAACACTGGGGCCAGCTGATATATTATTAAAGAATGTAAAGTGCATAAATAATGCTGTGACTACCAACACCGCCGCAATTTATTTAAAAGCCACAGCCGCAGGGTCAAATATACAGATTATTAATCCAGTTATTAACTCTAACCTAGCTACTGCATTTCCAGACGCAACCTATTCGGCTATTCAAATAATCAGTAGTGATAACGCCCTAGTTTACAATCCATTTGTAACACTAACGACTGATTCTGTTGCAGCAGGTCACGGCGGCGGTTATGGTGTAGAGATGAAATCTGCTAGTACAACAATTACCGCGCACAATAACCGTATCATCGGCGGAACGATCAATATTGACGTTTTCGGCGGAATTGGTGCTTTAGTTGGGACGGATGGTGCGACCGCTTACGATAATAAATCTAATTCCTGTGTCATTAAGGGCGTGACCGTTAATTGTGGTTCAAAGTTTGAAGGCGCTGGCGGTCATGGAGTTATGGGCGGCAATAATACCGGAACCCTACTCCAAGGCAACATTGTTAAAGGCGCAAGCCTTGGTGTATTGTTAAAGGCAACAACAACAGGCTTAATCATTGGCAACAAAACCTATAATTGCACTGGTAAGCATATTTACCTTAAAGGATGTACATCATGCAATGTAGAGAGCAATGAGTCGTATCTTGCCACAACTGATACAGGTAGCGCTCTATACTTTGGTGTAAATATCGCAACTAATAACGCAACTTGCTTAGCAAAAAATAATATTATTGTTGGTAGTGGTGTTATAGCTGCCAAGTATGTAACAAGGGATGCATCGCAAGACGTTACACTATCTAACAACCTATATATCACTGATTCAGATGCAACACTACCGGCAGCAGTAGCCAATGTCGGTGCAACCGACTATGCAACAGTAGCCGCGTATTTGGCAGCAGTTGAGGCGAATGGCGGTAATTTATCCGAGCGGCCTAATATATCAATTCTGGAATGTAATGCATCAGGTTTATTTATTTCGCCTGTTCCAGGCCTGCACATTCCTATTTAAATAAAATGACCTTTTCCAGCCAATTCCCCAACAAATCTATCATCGACACCCTGGGCGACGATGTGATCTATACGGCATTTGGCGGCAGTCCAACAAGCATTAAAGCCATCGTCAATTATGGTGTTCAGCAAACCTGGGCAATAGACGCCTATGTTCCAGAACAGCAAGTAACAATAGAAACACTGAAAGCAGAAACGCCGGCCATAGCCAAAAATGACACTTTTATCCACAACGGCAAAACATTAACCGTAGATGCGGTCCTCGATGATGATGGTTATGTTATTAAGTCGGTGGTGCATTAATGTCCACCAGGATACAGATTAATGAACGGCAGGTGCAGGATATTCGCAATTTGTTGGGCAATATTACCAACGGCGCAGAGCGGGCCTTACGTACCGCGTTAAACCGCACGCTTGACGGTGCGGTGACACTGACCGCAAAGCGCATTGGTGAAACAGTCACGCTTAAATCAGCGCTGATTAAAAGCAATATTACCAAGGAACGGGCAACGAATTACGAACTTGGCGCAATGATGCGAATGCGTAGCAAGCGCATACCATTAGCCGCGTTCAGCACGAATCCAAGCGCGGCCAATTCGCAAGCACGAGCCACAGGAAATGGCGTATCGGTCAAGGTTTGGAAAACCCGCCCGACTGTACGTTTTAAACACGCTTTTTTTGCCCGTATGCCTAACGGTTATATTGGCCTGTTCGAACGCCAAACAACCAAGCGCTTACCGATTAACGAACTAGTAGGACCCTATTTGGCATCAGTTTATGAAAATACGCCCGGCCTGGGCGCAGAAGTCGAGCAAACTTCAGCCGAGCGCTTAGCGCGGGAACTGGATCATCAAGTGACTTATTTATTAGGATTGAACAGTGAGTAATACCATCCGCGAACGCGTTATTGCCGCTTTTACAACGCGTGCAGCGGCTTTATCCACCTTGCCGGTATTACGTGCACAGCGGTCTATTGGCGAAAGTGAAGCCAAGTTTGTGTCGATCTGGGACGGTGAAGAACAAGCCCACGCCCCGTATTTCGGAGAACAAAAGATAACCTTCCCGCTTGCGGTTGAGTGCATCTGGAAACATGGCGCTACCAACCCTAGCATTTCGGCAAATGCCTTGCTGGGCACGGTCATCACCACGTTTTTAGGCACGGCAACGGACCGGACATTTGGCGGCGTGGTGGACACTATTGTTTTGTCATCCGCTACACCCAGTTACCCGCAAGATGGCGGCAACTACACCACGCTAACGGTAATTTTCACCATTACCTATAACATTATTCCCGGCGATCCTTACACGATGCCAAGCTGATAATCAGCAAAAATATTAACAATTAACCCAACTACGAGGCCGCCATGAGCAACGAAAACAGTTTAATACAATACGAATCCGGAGTTACGCCTTTTGCCATGTCGGCCTTAACCGACTCAGGCGATCACAAAGTATTCACTTCTTCAGCCGATATTTTCTCGGATTCAGCCGGACATTCTCCTGATGTGCGGCCTAATGGTGTAATTACCGGCGGTGAGGTCACTATTGCGGCATCGACAATCGATAACGGGGTTGATGTAGCGGCGCTCAGCTGTTATCTGGCCGGCGTGAAAACAACAGTATCGGCAGGTACGGATAAAACCATTACCCGCCCGGCTACCGCCGTTTCGAAGGTCTGTTCAATCACTATCACATCAGCAGGCGCTATTGCTGTTGTGGCCGGAACGGATGGGACAACAACAGCCTTTTCTGAGACTCGTGCGGCAGCGGGTGGACCGCCATTAATCCCTGTGGGTAGTATCGAGATTGCCCAAGTGCGTGTTATTTCCAACACCGCCGCACCGATTACCAGCGATCAAATATTTCAGGCAGTCGGCACGCATTTAGAACGCTACGATTATCCAATTTTCGACACCGATAACGCTAACGGCACGGTAGTATTTGATGCAGCTTTACCGCTTATCCATACCGGCGCATTGCCAAAAGCCGTCTATGCGTCTTACTCGGAGCCGATCTTCAGCAAACAAGCCTTTGCTAATGACTTTGTACCGGCTGAGACTACCCATTCTGTTTCATCTTCCGTTGTTTATGGCGGCGTGGTGGGAAGTTCTTCCAAGTCACTCGGTCAAGGTTCATTCACCGCGATTTTGAAAGATGGCATTACCGATCCGATTCTATCGGCGGCCAATGATACACGCTGGATTCGCTACTATCAGGATGCCAACAAAGCGCCTTATGTACTGACTCAGGGAAAAATTGGCGTTAGCCGCACATTTGGCGCTGCTGATCATCCAAAAGTCAACGTGACCATTTCAGCCGTAGCAGCCAGCGTTAATCGGAACAGTTAATCATGTTTGATGAAAAAGCATTCATGAGGGCCAAGTTTCAGCCACGGATTGATGAAGTTCATGTGCCAGGGCTGAAAGCTTTTTTTGACAATGACGACGCCTGGATTTGGCGAGTGCGTAACCTTACCGGTGATGAGCTTGCCAAGTCAATGGAAGCATCTGCCAGGCAAAAAGGCATTGATACGATTATTAAAGCATTAGCTAACCAAAGCGCACAGATTGATGAAATCCGCGCGTCTTTGGGCATAGGTGATGATGTTTCGGTTGAACTGGCCAAACGGCTTGAACAATTGGTAATTGCTTCGGTTCAGCCGGTTATCGACAAGCCGGTAGCTGTCAAGCTGGCTGAAAATTACCCGATTGAGTTTTACCAACTGACCAACAAAATCATCGAGCTTACCGGGCTGGGTGCGGATTTAAAAAAGTAGCCAGGCTGTGGAATGATGATTCGTTCCGCAGCCGCATGGTGCTTTGTGATCTGCGTGGTAAATTGCTTTATGAAGTTAACCCGTCTTTATTTCCGGCAGGTGAACTTAGCGAAACAGAGGTAATGCTGTGGGAGCTTTATTACAAAGACAAGAACAACCATTAATTGTGAGTGTATATCATACGCACACATAATATTGACAAAAAAGTATTTTATGAAGACTATTATCAAAATAAGCTCGAGAATGTTCGCTGTTGCAATACTTCTATTCACATTTACAGCATCTGCATGGGAAATTACCCCAACAAATCAGACTGACACAGATCTGCAAACTTACCTACGTGGGCTTTACGGTGGTGCTGATAAAACTGTTGTAACCCACTTCTATAACGATATTGAACATCTGGTATTTGTTCAGGTAATTCAGAGTTCTACAGGTATTGTTAAAAACTGGTATTTCCATAGTAACAAGACCAAAATCGGTTACTCCTATATCAGTAATTACTTGT